CGGGACGGGGCGCTGAGCGATCAATTAAGAAAGGGCAATCCTAATTGACGTGACGCGTTCGAGCATCGCTCTGTACGTCTCCGGCCAGCTGACTGTGGCCAGCAGAATAGAAGAGGAAGAGGCCACTAAAGGCCTCTCCTCCTCAGATCAAAACTGATTTGAGCAGCGCCTCCGAAGGCCTTTCGGATCGCTGGATCTTCTTCGAAGAAGAGGAAGCGAAAGAGTTCAGACCGAATCCCTTTTGCTACTTGCTGTGGTTGTAGCTGCAAGTCACCAGGAGCTGGGATCAGCTCCTGTTTAAGAGTTTTCCAAACTTTTTGGTATCTCTTAGCCATAGCTCTCGAGCTGAGAGTTAGTGCTCTATTGGTAGGCGTTTTGCCGTTCCATAAATCGTTGACTGCTTTAACCCTTGCCAAGGTTGAAACAAGACTGATTAAGGGGACATACCCGTACTCTTGACGGAGATACTTTTGTATAGTCACCTTTCCCTTCCCCATAAGCCATGGTGGAAGGTTAACATCGTTGAGGGTTTCCTCTTCGATAAGGTTTAGATTGGATAAGCAGTCCGCTTCTTCCAAATCTAAAACAAAGTCAAACCCCTTAGGGTTTGGCTGACAAATACTTTGTAATAGTAAGTAATGTCTAAGGAATGACCGACGGTCGCTCCTAGCTTCTCTGAGCAAGGCTCCAAAATATGGGGCCATAGAATCAGAGAAATTCTGGACTTGGTCAAGTTCAGAGAGGCCGACACTGCCGACCTCTAAGCCTCCGAGTTCCTGCGGAAGCCATGCATGCGACTGGCCAAGACCGAACAGGTCTCGGCTATTTGTCGTGTACACAAGCGTCATGGCCCGACGCTTCACCCAGTCAATTGGGTGCCAGCGAGCTTGTTTAGCTACAAGCTTGCAATGGCCTAAGGCAGGTCTCTGCCCATCGGCCTTAACCTTGGACTGTCCAGACAAGGCACTTCCTTTGATGCAATCAAGGAAGGCGAGATCCCCAAAAACACTATTTGTGTCATAATCAGCAGGGATATCGCAGGCTCTGAGAAAGAAATTTTCACAGAACGTCCCGCTAAATGCCGAACTGGCATGAAGCTTAGACATTTCACCACCAGTCTTGATAGTGAAATCATTACTGATTTCGGCATACCGCCGAATAGTAAATTCCAGATCGTCGTCACCGACCATCTGGCCTAGCGGGCGTCTAACAAAGCATTTTAACATGCTATGCCGATTCCCGCCGGCCCCCTCGTTCGAGGAGACCCAATCTCGCGTCATCAAATAGAGAGTGAGATGCATGAAGGACAAGCTGTCCCCCATGAATGCACCACGAGTTGTGGTCCATGACTCGCAGCCAAGCGATGTGGCTACCTGCCCTTCGGCGAAGACTATGCGAGAGTGCCTGTGTAGCAAGCTGCTAAAGACACGCACAGTCGGGTGTTCAGCGAACACACGATCGATCAATTTCTGGTTTTCCTCCAGAAGATCGTGAGGCATCCGATAAGTTGCCTCTGATAGGTCAGTTGAGACGATCGTCTCGACCTTATCACGCAGAGAAGTTGAATCTTCTTTTGCGTAAGCTTTGAGAACTTCCCAAAGCTTGTCAGGCTCCTCGAAACCGATTCGAGCCTTAAGATCGTTGCTAAGCCAAGCGCTGATCGAATGTCTGAGCAAGTGAGAGACTATCACTACCGCAGACATACTAGATGTAACCAGTCTGGTTTTCATCCCTGCTTCGATAGAAAGACCAGTCCGAACCGGAAGGTCTTCCTCGCAGCAAAACTTAAGCTCTATCCGAGACTTAGGTGTCCAGAGCCAGAGATAATCTCTGCTATCTGGTTGGGGACTGAATGATCCTACAGTCACCAAATCAGCGATACAATATGCGGCAATCAGCCGACCTATCGCTAGAGGCGTTGTGAGAGAACCCTCCTCGCCGTCTTTAATTTTGTTGAAGGTATCTTCATCAAAATAAGCGACCATTCCGAAAGTAAGAGTCTTACTGCCGTAAAGTCGTTTAAGATCGTCAACATAGTTGATGACCTCTGGCCGGAATGGGTTAGCGCCCGTCCAGTCTTCGAGTTGATGCTTACTTAGAATCTGCTCGACATCGATTTGCTTATCGCAGACCGATCGGAGTGCCTTAACTAGGTAAACCCCGCGCCCGCCCTTTCCTCTGGGGGCCTCGTAAGAGGCCTTCGTGGATAGGGAGAGATGAGTCCGCCCAATTCGGAACGGA